TGACAATGCACAGGAAGCATGGACTGCTCGCTACAACCACGAAACCATTGCTTTGGGTTTCTCACTGACCGAAGAGGCCATTGAGGATAACTTGTACGACAGCTTGTCTGCTCGCTACACCAAAGGTCTGGCCCGTGCTATGGCTTACACCAAGCAAGTTAAAGGCGCTGCTGTTATTAATAACGGCTTCTCTGCTAACTACACTGGTGGCGACGGCGTTGCTTTGTTCAGCACTGCTCACCCACTGATTAACGGTGGAACCAACTCCAACCGTCCTTCCACTGCCGCTGATTTGAATGAAACTTCGTTGGAAAACGCTGTTATTCAGATCGCTGCTTGGACAGACGAGCGTGGCCTGTTGATCGCTGCTAAGCCTAAGAAGTTGATTATTCCTCCTGCATTGCAGTTCGTGGCTACCCGCCTGTTGGAAACCAGCCTGCGTGTTGGCACTACCGACAACGACATCAATGCTCTGAAGAATAACGGTTCTATCCCTGAGGGATACACACAGAACCATTTCTTGACCGACAACAATGGTTGGTATCTGACTACTGATGTACCTAACGGTATGAAGATGTTTGTCCGTACTCCGCTGGCTAACAGCATGGACGGCGACTTTGACACCGGTAACGTACGTTACAAGTCCCGCGAGCGTTATTCGTTCGGCTGGTCTGATCCGTTGGGAGTCTACGGCTCTCCCGGTTCGTCCTGATAAGTTAAGGGGGCCTTGTGCCCCCTTTTCTTTTGATGTATATTGGCTTCGGGGTAATTCCGCCCTATTCACACACAGGAGTACACACATGAATCCATTTGAATTGCGCTTCCAAATGTTGCAAACAGCCCGTGAGATGCTTGAATCAGAGTATCACGCCAAGAAATCGCATGATGAACCCGCGACTTGGCCTACTCTTGAGCAAGTTTTAGAACGAGCAAAAGCGTTAAACAGTTTTGTAAGCGAGAAATGATAAAGGGGGCCTTGTGCCCCCTTTTCTTTTGATGTATATTGAAGGCATTCCGGGAAACCCGGCGTATCAAACAGTCCCGGCTGACTGACATGCAAGATTGATACGCTATAACGCATGGAGATATTCTTATGGGATTCGCAACTCACCTTGGCCCTTGGTTGTTGGGCACTGTTAAAAACACAACCGGTACTACCGCAGGCACTATTCGCAATATGGGCGCAACTATTGTTGCCCAAACCTACACGGCCCCCACTTCTGTTATTTTGGCAAGCCCCGCAGCACAACAGATGTTTGTACTCCCTGCTGGCGCTAAGATTGTTCGTTTTGGCCTCGAAGTTAATGTTGCTTTGACTGGTGCGACCAACTGCGGCGTTACCATTGGTAGCAGCGGCACGGCTAACCTGTACATGGCTTCGGTCAACACCGGCACTTCAGCGGTTCAAACTTCTCCAGCTACCATCGCAGCGGCTACTTCAGGTCTGTATGACAGCATTGGCACAACTGATGCGATCATTTACGGTACTTTTACCGCAGCTACTGCTGACGCCACTGCTGGTACGGTTACTGTTACTGTTGAGTACATCGTTCGTGACTCTGACGGTTCAGCCAACCCAACTGCTACTCAACAGTAATTGATCTTGGGGGCTTCGGCCCCTTTTTAAAAGGAGATTGATTATGGCAATGCAGACAGATGTACAAGCGGCGCACGTAGAAACTACGGGCACAGTGGTATCTGGGCGCAACCGCCTCAAGGCATACCATTGCATTTCTGGTGGAACAGCGGGGGATGTTATTTTTCGGGACGGAGGTGCTTCTGGCACGATTCGTTTGCAATTTAATATCGGCACAGGCACACAGCCAATTTCGTTATCTATTCCCGGCGAAGGCATTTTGTTTACAACAGACATTCATGTAACGCTACCCGCAACCGCAAAAATTACGACGTTCTATGGCTAAGAAGACTCCCTCCCTTGCAATTGGTCGTGGTGAAAAATTACCAGCTTCCAAGGGGGCGGGTTTGACTGCCAAAGGCCGTGCCAAGTACAACGCAGCAACAGGAAGCAACTTGAAAGCTCCGCAGCCACAAGGCGGCAAGCGTAAGGATTCTTTCTGCGCTCGTATGTCTGGTATGCCCGGCCCAATGAAAGATGAAAAAGGCAAGCCTACCCGTAAGGCGGCTTCTTTAGCAAGATGGAAGTGTTGAGGTAAACATGAACGAACAGAACCAAGAAACGCTGAAGCACATGCTTGATGGTGCGTCAATTATCACTGTCATAGGAACGCTTGTGGAATTCTTACCCGCTGTCTCAGCACTGCTCAGTATTGTTTGGGTGGCGATCCGCATCTATGAAACTGAGACCATGAAGAAATTGTTGAATCGCAAAAAAGACGATGCCGAGTAGTAGCGCAAAGCAACACAAATTCATGGAAGCGGTGGCCCACAATCCAACGTTTGCCAAGAAAGCCGGAGTCCCACAGTCTGTGGGTAAAGATTTTTCAACTGCCGACAAAGGCAAAACTTTTAAAAGAGGTGGCGAGATGGCTACAAAGATGGATCCCAAGATGATGGCAATGATGGCTGCTAAAAAACGTGGCATGGGCGCTGCCAAACCCGGTATGGGCGCTGCCCCAGCCGCCCCCGCTGCCCCTGCTGGTATGGGCATGATGAAAAAAGGCGGTGGTGTCAAGAAGATGGCTTCTGGCGGTTTCGTCAAGGCTGCTGACGGCGTTGCTACAAAAGGCAAAACCAAGGCTACTCAAATCTCCATGCCCGGCAACAAAGGCATGAAAAAGGGCGGCAAAGTCTGCTAATTTAAAGGTGCGTCATGGCGACTGAAACACGTAAACGGTTTAACGAAGAATTCAGAGCGGCGCGTAATAGCGGTGCTAAAGAATTTGAGTTTGAGGGTAAAAGGTATACCACCAAATTTAAAGACGACGATTCTTCGCCTCCAGCAAAGAAACAATCTCAGGACGCGTCTAAGGCTGGCGGCGCAGCCGTTGGCAGCCAAAAAACGCAAGATAAACCGCAAGAGTTGTACAAACCCAAGTCAACAAGTGAGTTATCTCCAGCAGAGCGTAAAAAACGTGATGATATGGAAAGCTCACAGGCGCTTGAAGGTTCACATCCTGAGTTCCTTCTTAACCCGGGGCGGGTAGTTTTAGGTGCAGTTGCAAGACCTCTGGAGTCTGCGGATAAGGTACGGTCTGCGGTAACTGCTGGCGCTAATGCGGTAAAAAATAGCGCTCCAGCAAAAGCTCTTAGAGAGTCGCAGTTTACTAGGGCAGCAGCAAAGGATGCGGACGACATTGCAGCTGCTGGACGGGGACGGGCGGCGTCTGAAACAGCAAAAGACTTAGAAAAAACTATGCCAGAACTTAATGAAGCCCCAATGAAACGTGGTGGCGCAGTCAAGAAAATGGCCTCTGGTGGTTCTGTTTCGGCCTCACGTCGTGGGGATGGTATTGCTCAGCGAGGTAAGACTCGCGGAAAGGTGTGTTAAATCATGGCTACTGAAGACGACAAAAAAGCTGCGCAGTATCGCAAGGAAGCCAAGTCTGGCGGTACTGATGCACCGGTTCCTCCCAGTGTGACACAAGAAGTAGATGACAAAAAAGCCGCTGCCAAAGCTGCTGCGGCTCCTACAACCAAAACACAAATGGGCAAACCGTTTTCAAAAGGCGGTACAGCCTCTGCCCGTGCGGATGGTATTGCTCAGCGTGGTAAGACCAAGGGCACGATGGTGATGTGTGGCGGTGGTATGGCTAAGGGTAAGCGATGATTGCAAGTCGTGGCATGGGCGATATCCGTGCTTCTAAGATGCCAAAGGCCAAGACAATTACCCGCAAGGATGATCCGAACAAGGTCGAGGTATACAAGAAGGGCGGAGAAGTCTGGGATAAACCCAACCCTGCCAAGAAGCATACAAAGCTATCACCAGAGAAGAAAGCCAAAGCTAAGGCTGCGGCAAAAGCTGCTGGCCGCCCATACCCAAACTTGATTGACAACATGAGGATGGCTAAATAATGGCCTATACGACTTCTACCAACGCGTTCAACCTCGATCTGAATGAGATGATCGAGGAAGCCTATGAGCGGGCGGGTTTAGAGGTTCGTACTGGCTATGAGTTTCGTACAGCACGCCGTTCACTGAACTTGCTCACTATCGAGTGGGCAAACCGTGGCATCAACTTGTGGACAGTGGAAGAAGGCGCGATCACTATGGTTACCGGACAGCCGGTATACCCCCTTCCAGAAGACACGATTGACCTGCTTGACCATGTCATTCGGCAGAACAACGGTACGGCCTCTACCCAGAGTGACATCAACATCACCCGCATTTCTGAACCTACCTACTCCACCATCCCCAACAAACTCACGACTGGTCGTCCGATTCAAGTGTGGATCAACCGCCAGTCTGCCCAGACAAATGCGACATCTGTCACGTTGGACGGCACAATCACCAGTACTGCCACAACCATTGCGGTTAGTAGTACATCAGGGTTAACTACTACTGGGTTTATCAAGATTGATTCTGAGACCATTGGGTACACCAACGTGGACGGCAACAGCCTGATAAATTGCACCCGTGGGCAAAACGGTACTACAGCAGCGGCGCATACGACCGGCGCGGCAATATATGTCCAGAATCTGCCCTGTATCAATGTCTGGCCTGCTCCCAACTCGGGCGGTGACTACACCTTTGTGTATTGGCGTTTGCGTCGCATCCACGATGCTGGAACCGGTGTGAACGTGCAAGATATCCCATTCCGTCTGATCCCCTGCATGGTTGCAGGGCTGGCGTTCTATATTGGCTCAAAGCGACCTGATGTTTCTCCTGATCGTGTGGCGTTCTTAAAAGCTGAGTACGAGCAGCAATGGCTGTTGGCATCTCAAGAAGATCGTGAGAAATCTTCAGATCGGTTTGTCCCAAGGCAGTTGTTTTACTGAGGTGAATCATGCCTAGTAAATTTGCCTCAGGTAAGTATTCAATTGCTGAATGCGACAGGTGTGGTCAGCGATACAAGCTCAAAGAGCTACGCAAGCAGGTTCTCAAGACCAAGATATTCAACATCAAAGTCTGCCAGTCCTGCTGGGATCCAGACCAGCCACAGCTTCAGTTGGGTATGTATCCAGTCAGCGACCCGCAAGCGGTGCGGGAGCCAAGGCCGGATACAAGCTACCAAGTTTCTGGTGATCTAGCTGATGGATACAACGGAGGCGGCAGTCGGGTGTTTCAGTGGGGCTGGAACCCGGTTGGCGGGTCTCAGGCAAACGATGCGGGGCTAACACCAAATAAC